CGACGCCGCTCTCGCGCGAGAAGGCGAAGGAGATCGCGGGCTACGACTGGATCACGTCGACGCTGATGAAGACGAACCTGACGAAGAGCGGGTTTGCCCACGACGGCTCCCTCGCCCACTTCGTCATGGGCAACTTCGCCGACTGGATCGTCGCCGAGTGGGGCGGCTTCCTCCTCACGAAGAGCGACACGGCCTACAACCCGATCAACTCGGTCTCGGGCCTCTTCGGCCGATGCGTCCACACCATGGGCACCATGCTCTACGACGGCGGAGTCATCCGCTCCGAGTCGATCATGGGCACCAACGAACTCAACTACACCTGATCGGCGAGAGCCGAAGAAAGGAACCCGTCCAATGAAGAATCCGCACAGCAACCTCGACGTGCTCCGCGCGCTCTCGCCGCAGGACATCACGGCGGCGGCCACCTACACCGGCGCGACCGTGGACACGAAGGGGTGCCAGGAGTACCTCCTCGCGATCACGTTCGGCGCCTTCACCGTCAACCTCATGACGGCCTTCAAGCTCCAGTGGTTCAGCAGCGACGAGAACGACATGGGGAGCGAGGCGCAGCTCGGCTCCGACCTCGACATCTTCGCGTCGGTCGCTGCCAGCTCCATCGTCTTCGTCCGCATCCTGGTCGAAGGCGGGAAGCGTTTCGGGCGACTCAAGGTCGTGACCACGGGCGCGGCGACGACCTGCCTCACGGCGGCCGAGCTGATCGCGACCTCGGTCCCGATGCGGGGCTCGACCTACGGCTCCGGGGCGACCTCGCTCCTCACGCTCGCCGGCACCATCGAGGCCTGAGATGGACGGCACGACGATCGAACGCGTCAAGCGCCTGATGCCGAAAAAGGCGCTCGACACCGACGGGGACGCGTACATCGCGACCCTCATCACGTCGGTCTCCGCCCACGCGGAGGCGTTCCTTCGTCGCTCCCTCGGCACGGAAGAACGGACGGTCACGCTCGATTGGACCTGCGGCCGGCGGCGCATCGTGCTGCCGGCCTACCCCGTCTCCGCCTCCCCGGCGCCCGTCGTGAAGAGCGACCCGTGGCGCACGTTCGGCTCCGACACCGTCGTCGACGCCTCGTGCTACGGGATCGACTACGACCGCGGCGTGATCTTCTTCGACCTCTGGATCCCCATCGAGGGATTCCAGACGGTCAGGGCGACGTGGACCGGGGGCATGGGCGCGACCCCCGAGGCCCTCGCCGTCGCCTACCCTGCGGTCTCCCAGGCGATCGCGATGCAGGTCGCGCACGAATACCGGCGCCGGGCCAGGCTCGACGTCGCATCCCTCTCCGTGGGCAGCCAGGTGATCGGCGCCGTCGGCGAGGTGAAGCTCCTGACGCTCGTCGAGGAGATGCTCCAGCCGCACCGGCGGGAGGGCCTCCTAACGTGAGCACCATTCGGATTCAGGTCAGGAGCGACCGGCTCCGCGCAGCGATCGCGCGCGCGCCGCTCCTTGCGGCGACCGCGTTCCGGCAGGCGACTACGCAGGCAGGACTCGGGTTCCGCGCGCGCATGATCGAGGGGCGGATGTCGGGGCCCCCGGGAATCAACGCCGGCACCGGCGAGTTGCGCAAGTCGCTGAACGCCGTCCCGTTCCAGGGCGACGACGTGTTCGGCTGCAAGGTCGGCTTCTACGGGCCGCAGGGCAAGCCGGCGCGCATCCACGAATACGGCGGGACGATCCGCGCGAACGGCAATGCAAGCGCATGCGGGAAGGGGAAGTACCTCGCGATCCCCCTGCCGGCGGCGAAGACCGGCAACGGCCGGGTGCGCCGCAATCCCTGCGAGTTCGGCGAATACGACGCGAAGAAGAACCCCACGGGCCTGCTCCTGATCAAGTCGAAGAAGGGCAACCTCCTCCTCGTGTCGGTCGGGAAGGCGAAGGGCGCACCGAAGACGCGGCTCGCGAAGGGCATCCGCAAGAACGTCACGAAGGCGCATGCCGCGGCGCTCGAAAAGAAGCAGAGCGCGCAAACGATCACGCCGCTCTTCGTGCTCAAGACGAGCGTCACGATCCCTCCCCGCCTCGGCTTCGTCGCCGAGTTCCGGGCCTTCCTCCCGACGATCAATGCGTTCCTGAAGCGCGCCGTGCAGCAGGTCCTCGCGGGCATGAAGGGGGCCGGATGATCCTCGACTCCCTCCCCTTCACCGTCGTCCGGACCTACGACGTCCTCTCGTCGCCGGCGTCCCTCGGCGCGGTCCATTGCCGACAAAGGTTCCCACGCGCGCAGGCGCAGCGCATGTTCGTGCTCGAGGCCAGGCACGAGGACATCCTGACGAGCGACATTGCGGCCATCATCGCCGGGATCGACGCGCTGAAGGGCGCCGCAATGCCGATCACGCTGACTCTCCCGGACGTCGGGTCCGTCGAGGTCCGGTGCGCCGACGACGGCTACTCCTACGAGATCGCCAACGGCACGCTGCGGCACCTGACCATCAACCTCCTCGAGGAGCCGCGCGTATGAACGCCGCCCCTCCCACGAGGCAGGAGCTGATCCTCCGCGCGATCGCCGTCGCGCTCGCGGGGATCGACTCCTCGATCGACCCCGACAAGTACGCGACCCGTGTCTCGAGGGTCGAGCGCTACTGGATCAACGCGGACGACGTCGCCGAGGGCATCGCGCTGATGCTGATGTCGACCGCCGACGCGCCGTGGGAGGACCGGGCCCGGGGCGGAATCCTCGCCGGCGGCGGCACGGGCAAGGGCATCCAGGAGATCCGGACGGACTTCTCCGTCGAGGCCATCGTGAAGGCCGAGGTCCTCCTGGACTCGGAACTGGTCTCCCTCTGCGGGGACGTCATGCGCGCCGTGCTCGACGAGCCGACGTTCGGTGGGCTCGCGCAGAAAACCCGCTGGGTGCGGTCGCAGCGGTCGTTCGCGACGCCGGATGCCGGGGATCCGCACGGCATGTGCAAGGTCGACTTCGCGGTCTTCTACCGCACGGAATTCGCGCGGCCGGGGACGGCCGTCGCCTGAGGGGGGATCAACGATGATCGCGGAACTCGTTCAGCTCGGAGCGAAGGTCGAGGTGACCGAAGGGACGTACACGGCGCCGGGTGCATCGGACATGAAGTTCCTGGTCCGCAATCCGACCTACAAGCCGATCTTATCGAAGAGCGAGCGCGAGGTCCGGAGCGCGTTCTTCTCGACGCATCGGACCCGCGGCCCGGCCGCCGGCGGGGAGATCACCTTCGAGATCGACGCCTACGCCGTCAACCAGACGACGCTCCCGGTCTGGATGTCGATCCTGATGGCGGCCTGCCGCTGGGGCACGGTGACCGGTGGCGGCGGATCCGCGGCCCGGGACCTGCAAGCTCGTCCTCAAGGCGGGCGAGCGCCTGGTCCTCCAGTTCCGGTTCCAGGGCGTGCACGTCGCGCCCACGGACACGGCGTTCTCCTCGATCACCTATGACACGAACGCGGACGACTGCCCGGTATTCGTCGGCGCGGCCCTCGCCTTCACGGCTGTCTCTCCCGCGACGGACACCTTCGCGGCGTCGGAAATCGTCCTGGAGACGTTCGAGATCGACCTGAACAACACGCTCTACCTGCGGCCGTCGGCGAACGGGTCCATGGGGTACCTGTCCTGCCAGATCGTCGGCGGGATGCCCACGATCTCGCTCGACCCCGAGTGGGTGCCGACGACCACGTGGAACGCGATCGAGCGCGTGCGGGACAGCGCGCTCTTCTCGATGACGACGGGGCCCCTCTCGGGGATCGCCGCGCTCAACAACATCCAGATCGACGCCCCCCGCGTCGAGTTCATGAGCGTCACCCGCGAGGCCCGCGGGGGTATCGCGACCAAGAAGCTCGAGGGAGTCTGCCGGGGCAACGCGGGCAACGACGAGCTTTCCTTCACCCTGTCGGCCTGAGGATCCCATGCTCCGCATCAATCCGCACGTGCGCATCGAATGGACGCCGCCCGAGGACCTGAAGCTCCCGGAGGCGGAGCGGTCGGTCCTCGTCTTCAAGCCCCTGACGGGGGCGAAGTTCCTGGAGCTGTGCGACGTCGCGTTCGAGCGGGGCGAGCAGTCCCTGAAGGTCGGAACGGTGGACGCCCCGCGGATCGTCGCCGCCTGCCTCGTCGACTGGCGCGTCCCGGACGGCGCGCCGTTCCCGGGCCCGGCGGCGGCCGTGGAGCAGATCGACGGGCTGACGATCCAGGCGGCAGCGAAGTTCATCATGGAATCTTCGGCGCTCTCGGAGGTCACAAGAAAAAACTCCGGATCGGCGCCGGCTACTTCGCCGGCGTCGTCAAGCACCGGTGCTCCGGCGCCCGTTGCGCGGGAAGCCTCTACGAGCTGACGTGTCCCCGCTGCGGCGGGGGGAAGGGTGGATGCGGGCTATGCCGGGATCGCGGGACCGTGCGCGAGACGTTCTGTCCGAGGGAGCGGGCCGGTGAGGTCGGCGGGATGATGCGCGCCTACTCGATGCTCCGGGGGCACGGGATCCTTCCGGTGGCGGGCGGCTGGCTGGACCAGACGCAACAGTTCATCGACGCGGTCGCGCTCGTCGACGTGGAGGTCGCCCGTGGCAAGTGACACCGACCTTGAAGTGGGATTCGTGGTCGACAACAAGGCCCTCGTGAAGGGATTCAAGGAGGCCGAGAAGCAAGGCGAGACGACGGGGAAGAAGCTGAAGGATTCGGGCGACAAGGGCGGGGCAGCGTACGACGCAATGGGGAAGAAGGTCGCAAAGGCGGCCCTGACATTCATCGGGTTCCAATCCGTGGAGGCCGTCATCGGGCGCATTATCCAGCAGAGCCCGGTGCTCCAGAGCAACATCGAGGGCTGGGCCGCGGTGCTCGGGTACATGACGGAAGCGATCATTACGAATGGACGCGTCGAGGAATCGCGAGCCGCCATCAAGCTGCAATCCGAGATGAAAGCCCTCAGGGCAGAAGTCGCCGAAACCAGCAAACAGTTCATGAATATGCCGGCCAACATGAAGACGGCGAACGCGCAGATGGAGGAGCTGTTCACTAATACCGGGGAGTTCAGCACCAGGCTCGCGAATCTCGGAATCGTCTGGGATGAGACGGCCGCCACCTCGACCATCTTCCAATCGGAGCTGGACAAGACGAACGAGAAGCTGAAGAACAATCTGATCCTGAAGACTCTCACGGCCGCGTGCAAGGAGTACGGTCTTTCGCTCGACCTCGTCGGCGTCTTCATGGACGGGCTCCGCAGGAAGCAGGACCTCGCGACCGACTCCGAAGAGAGGTACCGCCGCAAGATCGAAGAGACCATCAAGGCGCAGGACGAAGAGCGCAAGCGACTGGCAGAACTCGCGCGCAAGGATTCGTGGGACGGATTCAATGACGGTGTCCGCGAGGCCCTCGAAGGCATGCAGGACATGGAGGCGGTCGGCAAGGAGGTCGCCGACGGCATCCGCACCTCCTTTGCCGACACCTTCAAGGACGTCGTCAAGGGCACTTTCGACGCGCGGACGGCCCTGTCCTCCGTGCTCGACATGCTCCTCAACGTCTTCGCGAATCTCGCCTCGGGCCAGCTCACGGCCGGCATCGGCGGGGCCCTCGGCTTCGGCGGCGCGAAGGCCGGCGGCGGCCCCGTCTCCGCGGGCACCGCCTACCTCGTAGGCGAGGACGGACCCGAGATCTTCCGGGCGCCCGGGAACGGCACGATCGTCCCGGCCGGCGAGACCGCGCGCATGCTGAGCGGATCGGCCAGCGTGCACGCGCCGATCACCATCAACATCCACGAGTCGCAGAATGCCAGGGCGACGGCCGAGGAGACCGGGCGCCAGGTCCGGGCGGTCCTCCTCGACATCGTCTCGCGGGACCAGGCAGTGCGCCGGGCGATCGGGAACTCATGACCATCGCCGTCATCGAAGACGCCTTCAACCGCGTGGCGGCCGACCTGACCACCTCCCCGTCCGGGCGATGGACTGCCCCCGCCGGCGGCGGCGGGACGAACGCCTGGCTCGCGGACGGGCAATTCGCGAAGACCGATCCGACGTTCGGGGCGAGCTCGCGCGGGCAGCTCCGGGGGACAGGTTTCGACCCCGGCGTCAACTACGGCGAGGCACGGGCCCGCATTCAGCGGGCGACGACGGGCGTGCAGGAGATCGGCATCTTCGCGCGATCGCACCGCGTGAACATGGCCACGCACAACCGCTTCGCCCTCGTCTGGCGCTCGGACACCACGCCCACCAGGTGGGAGCTGCGGTATTACACGGCCTATTCCGGGACGCCCTTCCTCATCGGGACGGCTCCGGACTCCGGCGCCGGCGGCACCGGGTTCGCCATGGGGACGGCCTGGCACGACCTCCGGCTCCGGTTCGTCGCGCTTCCGAACTCGGCGAACGTCGTCCTCTCGGCGACGGTCGACACGATCAACCTCTTCCCTGGCGTCATCTTCCCCGACTACTTCATCCAGCTCGGGGGCCTCGCATCCTTCCGCGGCTTCGGCGTCGAGGTGCTCTCGTCCTCCGCGTGGACGGCCGCCGACTACGCCGCGTTCGACAATGCGGAGCTGGACTCGCTGATCGAGGCCAACGCGGAGCCCGCGCCCGTGCTCGAGGCGGATCCCGACCCGACGCCGATCACCGTGTCGAACGAGGGCGCGGCCGTGGACACGCTGCCGTTCACGCCCGACATCGGAGAGCGGGTGACGCAGCAATGGTTCACGGTCCGGGAGCCCACGGAGGCCGGCTACGAGGTCACCTGGGCCGAGTTCCAGGGCGGCCGGAAGCTCTTCCGCATCGGGCACGCGTCCCTCTACCAGTCCGAACAGGCGACCCTGGAGGCCTTCCTCGACCTGCACGCCGGGCCGACGACGCCGTTCTCGTACGCGACCGACTACGGGGTCACGATCAAGGCGCACTTCCTGTCGTCGACGTTCGCGGTCACCCGCTTCGGCCTCGACCAGGTCAGGGTCGAATACGTCATCGAGGAGCTGGTCTGATGCCGCCGCTCCCCGCCGCCCTCGTCGAACAGGCGATGAAGCTGCACTCGGCGGCTTCGTGGGTGGAGCTGTGGATGGTGGCCGTCGACGCCTCCCGGGGCTACTTCGTGTGCTGCTCGCAATCGTCGATCACCTTCGGGGGGAAGACCTACTCCGCGTTCCCGATGGAGCGGGACGACGAGGCCGAGGATTCCGAGGGCACGATCCAGGAGCTGACGATCCGCGTGGCGAACATCGACCGCGCGATCCAGGCCGAGATCGACGCCGGCAACCTCCGGGGGAAGCAGGCCAGAAAGCTCTTGGTCAACACGGCCGCCACCGGGAGCGCGAACAACTACGCCGGGCCGTGGCGCTACACGATCCTCTCCGCCGACTGCTCGGACGTCGCCGCGATCTTCCGCCTGGGGACGATGAACCCGGTGACCCGGGAGTTCCCGGGCCGCCGCTACAACCGCAACCGCTGCGACACGGAATTCGGCGGCACCCTCTGCGGATTCGACACGACCCGAGCCGGGGCGCTTGCGACGTGCGACCTCTCGCTCCTCGGGGCCCTCGGCTGCAAGGCCCACGGCGATGACGAGGTGGCGGCCGGGATGCCGCGGCAGCATCCGCACAATTACCAGGGCGAGCCGGGCCTGCTCCGGGGGCCCTACGTATGAGGTTCCGCCTCGCACACGGCACGGAAGGCGAATGGCCCGAGCCCGGGCAGTGGGTGCGGTCGCATCCATGCGGGGAGGAATTCGCGCGTCTCCATCCGGAGATCAAGGCGTTCTGTTGCTGTCCGCGCGGGCACGGCGGGTCGCTCGTGAACCACACGATCGAGCCCAATGGGGAAGTCAACGCTTCCTACCTCTGCCATAGGGCGGACTGCGGCTGGCACGAGATGGTCGTCCTCGAGGGCTGGGCTCCATGACGCCCGCAATCATCGACGGCCGGCTCGACCGCCTCATCTGGGGGGACCTCCTCGGCGTCTCGTACGCCGACCACGGGCGGTCGAAGGCCTCCGGCTTTGATTGCCTGGGCCTCGTGCTCGAGGTGCAGCGGCGGCTTGGGAGGCGGGTCGACGACGACGTCCTGTACGCCAGCAGCGGCGCGCCCGGGGACGCCTCCGCCCGGATGCTGGCTTCCGGGGCGTGGGAATCCGTCGCCGATCCTGAGCCCGGGGATTGCGTCCTGGCGCAGATCGAGGACCCCGACTACTCGGACCATGTGGGGGTGCTCGTCGGGCCGGACGAGGTCCTCCAGGTCACGATCAATGCCCGGTCGGTCGTCCGGCCCCTGTCGGACTGGCGGGAGCGGGGGGGGTTCCGGGGGTTCTACCTGCCCCGGCCCGCAAACTCTGATACTTCCCTGTCCTCGGATGCGGGCGGAAAAGTATCAGAGTCGGGTCCGGGCACGCGTCGTGACAAAGTCAGGGCTGATGGGGACACGGAGGTCGGACAGGTCCGGGTCCTCTTCGTCCCCGATCCCATCGGCTCCCCGATCCCGCAGGTGATCCTGGCGGCCTGGCGCGAGGGCCTCACGGCCTGGGACCTGGTCCCCCATCACGCACTCCACGAGTCGGCCTACGCCCGGCTCCAGCTCCGGATCAACGGGTGGCGGATCACGGAAGCCGCCGCGCGGATCCACCTGGTGGCCCCGGGCGACGAGCTGCTCGTCCGGCTCGACCCCGGCATCCCGGCGGCCGCCTTCGTCGCCGCGGGCGCGGAGGTGACCACGGGCGCGATCCTCGCGGCCGCCGCCGTCAACTTCGTCATCGCCGGCATCGTCGGCGTGGTCGCGTCCCTGATCGCCGCCCCGAGGCCTCCGCGGCTCGACAAGAAGGACGAGGACGGGTCGCCGACGTTCAACCTCGGGGCGATCACGAACACCGTCGCGAACGGGACCACCGTCGCCGTCGGCTACGGCCGGCACCGCACCGGCGGGCAGATCCTCTCCGCGCTCATCGAGATCGACTCGCAGTTCCGCTCGACGCTCTTCCTCCTGATCTCGAAGGGCGAGGGCGAGATCCAGGACATCGGCGGCGTCTCCGGCGACTTCGACCAGCTCCCGGTCACGGCGTTCGCCGGCAACGCGATCGAAGTCGACGGCAACCCGATCGGGTCCTACCCCGCGGCGCGGGTCTCCCTCCGCATGGGCCGGACGCGCCAGTCGATCATCCCGGGATTCGAGCAGAACGGCACGGCATTCGGGCAGGACACGAACCTCCGCGCGACGTCGCCGCTCGTGGGGGGGCAGGCCGCGATTCCGAACAACGACCAGACGTTCCTCTACACCACGACGCAGGCCGTCGACGGCTTTGCCCTCCTGATCCAGTACCCGATCGGCCTCTACAAGATCGACGCGCAGACGGGCACGGAGATCGACTACTCGGTCTTCTACACCGTCCGCTACCAGCGGAAGGGGAACCCGGGAAGCGAGGTCGTCGAGGTCGTGCAGCACGGGCCGAGCGCCCGGAAGTCGGACCACACGCGGGCGATCAAGCACCTCGGGTTGCCACTCGACGTCTACGAGATCCGGATCACGCGCATGTCGGACAACGACGAGAACCTGCAAAGGCGGTTCTCGACGTCGAAGCTCATCGCGGTGAACGAGTACGTCTCGGACGCCCCGGTCGCGCACAACTCGAAGGCGCTCCTCGCGCTCGAGTTCCTGAACACCGGGCAGTTCTCGGGCCAGGTCCCGCGCGTCACCTCGATCGACCGGCTGAAGAAGGTCCACGTCTGGGACGGGGTCTCGACGACGGCGCCGGCGTTCACGTTCCAGTGGAGCGACAACCCCGCGTGGGTCCTGCTCGACATCATCACGCAGAAGCGCTACGGGCTCGGCGCGTTCTACAACCTCCGCCACGTCGACCTTCCCGCGCTCAAGGCGCTGGCCGACTACTGCGCCGAGTCCGTCACGACGAGCGGGGTGACGCACCCGAGGTGGCAGTTCAACTACTACTTCGACGGGAAATCGCAGGGGTGGGACGCGATCGCCCTCGTCGCCGCGGCGTGCCGCTCGAACGTCTCGATGGTGGCCGGGAAGTTCACCTTCACCATCGAGCGCGCGGCCTCCCCGACCATGCTCTTCTCGATGGGCAACATCATCGCCGGGTCGATGGTGACGCACTACCCGAAGACCCTGGACCGACCGAATATCGTGAAGGTCCAGTACCGGAACGCGCGCCTCGACTACGACTCCGACGTCGCGCAGCTCGACGACATCCAGGCCGGCGAGC